CTGCAGGCTAGTCAGACGAGCCGTGGGGTAATTTCCTCTTAAAGGAGGATTACCCCACGTTTTGGTGAGTCTGGCTCTGCCAGCCAAGCCGGCATGTAGTGGAGGCAACAGGCTGGCCAAGTATGGCCGAGATTCCCGGTAGGGCTGGTTAGTACATTTTATCTCTACAGGTCAACCTGTCAACCCTCTAAATCGTTTTCCCTGTATACGTCTACTCGGTAGACAGGCACTCGCTTCTGCCGGTTTGCCGGCTCGCCGGATGCCCGCAATACGAACTACCCTTACCATAGACATTCATAACGATACAACTTGAGCTAACGACTTCGCTCCGCTGGGAGCAGGGAGTTGCCGGCGGACCATGCATTTATTTGGCCGGACTGCAATTGGACATGTACGCTTTTGCGTACGTGGTCAGATCAGCTCGCCGGCCTCGTCCTTGCGTTCCAGCTCTTCGTCGAGGCTTTCTAGCTCCTCCTCGGAAAGCTGGAAGTATTGCCCGACATCCCGCCTATGGGAGGATAAAGCATATTTAGCTATGCTTAATAGGAATTTGTTCAGTTCGTCTTCGTCCATAATCTTTACAAAGGTAATAGGTTTATCGTTTTCCGGAAATAAATTCAGACCCGGTTAGGACTCGGCAGGCTCAACAGGCTCCGCCGGGTCTGCCGGAACAAGCCCGTCGATCACTTGGCCGATACTCTCCTTCTTCAGCTTCGCCTGCTTACGCAGGTAGGCATCGGTCAGAGGATCGATACTAGCGGTAAGGTGGACTCGAAGAGCGCCCTTGCGGCTTGCCGGGCGGCCTGTCTGGTTCGGGCGTTTGCCGCCCCATGATGGTTTGTCTTTTGGCATTAGATACTCTCCCCATGTTGCTGGCCATCGTTGAAGCCCTCTTCGTAGGCTCGGATCAGCCCGGCCTTAGTGGCAGGCAGGTCGAGGCATTGCAGGTCCGCCGGGCCGAACGGCTCGGGACGCAGGGCTTTGGCTTGGCGTTCTAGGGAGGCAAGGGTTGATTCCTTGGTATGCCCGTTATAGCGACTGTCTTCGACTTGTTCTAAAGCAGCCTCCCGCTCCTCCTCGCAATCTGCCTTCAGGGCGGCTCTGGCGGCCTTTACCGCCTCCTGTTTGGAACTGAAGGCTCGGTCGGGTACGTTGTGGCCCGCTAAGTCTATTATATATAGTTTCATTAGTTGGATTCCTTTCCATCCAGTAAGCTACGCAGCCTGTCAAGCTGGTCGGCCCACTTCGGTTCATGGGTTATGGGTAGAGTTATGGCAAGCGAATCGTTCGCCTTGTCCGAGAAGTCCTCCAGCAGAAATCGCAAAGGCACTTCAGGCAAACGCAGATCATGATAATAGATCATCGTCTCGTAGAACAGTTCGCAGATACTGCCGGCCTCGCCGGTCCAGTAGTAGTGCCGGTTTTGCCGGCTCTTCGTTAAAATGCAGCCCCGGAAGTCGAGGCTTTCCAGCAGTCTGGAGACTGCGCGGGCCGACTTCGGGCTGGCGTCTAGTTGGATGTCTTGGGGCATTAGGCGGACTCCTCCTTGGGTTTAGTGGGTTTAGTTATGCTGCTGATCTGAACTCCACTCGTATAGAGTCGATGCTCGCACCATTGGCTATTGCGAATTGAAAAAGGGAATCGGCAGAGGCTTTAGAGGAAAATACAAATTTCCCGTCAATATAAAGACCTCGCTCGCCACATTTGTGGTGGTTGTGGAGTTTGAATTTTGTGTCTGTCATGCCATCACAATCTTGCATTTCTGCCAATAAAGCAAGAGCCAATTAACATTTAGCTCTGTAGACCGCATAAACAGTACAAACTTTTTTTCAGCCGTTTGACGGCTCGGAAGGCATCTCGACTTTTTTCGGCTCTTTTACGTCCACCACTTCCGCCTCGATGACCTCGGCCTTCTTCATTTCGTCCAGCTCGGCCTTCACCTCGTCCAGAGTTACGGATCGCTTCACCTCTATTACCTGCGAAGGCTCGCCGTCCGCCGCCCTTGCCTTATCTATTAATATGCCTGTAGCTATCGGAAGGACTCCATCCGGAATCTTATCGGCTTCGAGGCGCTCGATATATTTCTCTACCGAGGATTGAGCGGCGTATCCGATTAGCCCCTGCATCACCTGCTTGCATTGAGCGATGATCTCTTTCTCCCGGCTTCGGACTACTGCGATTGTATTCGGCGAAACTTTGTACTTGGTTTTGAGCCGAGTCAGCGGCGTACCCTCGACCAGCCCTTGGACTATGCCTGCGTAGGCATCTGGGCGTTTCTCTTTCAGGCCAGCCGCAGTGTAGACACTCGGGCAAGTCTCCTCGACCGTCATCTGGGCAGGTAGATTCCTAGCTTCGTAGTGGACTCGCTTCTTCTTAGTAGGCATGGCTCTGTAATCGGTGCATGTAGTTTAAAAGAGTTTATAAATACCTGCACCAACAAGGGACAATTAGACATAATCGCTGTTGGGCGAAGTTGGTTTATTTGAACTAACACTTTGCTTCGTCATGACTGGTAATGACTTACGCAAGCCGCGGGAATTTCCCACGCAGTCATGACTGCACAACAGGTTAAAAATTGCACGATTCAAATGGCTCTGGCAGGGGGGGAGGGGGGTCCGGATCGCCGGGCCGCGGGGCCGCCGACCGATTAGCTTCCTCGAAAAAATTTGGGCAATTGCAGTTGCGAAGCTGGTCCGCCTGCACGATATGGCAGCCCTTCACAACCTCACCGACCGGCGTATTCCTAACCTCCTGACCGCTCGCCCAGCCAACCAGCTTATACCTAGAGAAGCCGATATGCTCGACCAGCACGTAGACGTCGCAGTCTACTGCGGATTCCTTAACCAGCAGATTCTTACCTCGCGAATCATGGTTGACGGTTTTGACGTCTAGGGACATTCGGCTCGGAAGTTTGAAATCGGCCAGCCCCGCCTGCTCGCCGAAATCGGGGCAGAGGTTAAAGGTTTTCGCCACGGCCAGCTCGCCGGCGGCCCCGATAAACTCCCAATCGGTTTTCTGCCCCTCGTCTTTTCCGGAGGACTGATCGACCCGGCCAAGCTCGCGACATCGCCTTCGCCTATCGACGGCCATGCTCTCGGCTGCATTTCTAAATCCCTCATCTAGATGGACCAGCATCCCACCAGTATAACGCACTCTCGCCAAACCGCGACATTCAATGTCGCATAAAAGAGTTTACGTAATATAATGTAAGCGTGGCCCTGAACTGGACAACTCACCCGGCTCTCTCGATTCTTTCTCCGAAGGAAATGAAGGCCATGTCGGCGGAGAAGATTCTGGCCTATTATAATAGACGCGAGGCGGCCATAGCGGCGGAGCGTGAAAGTCCTTACGACTTCGGATTCGAGCTTGGGCCGTGGAAGACCGCCGACGAGCAATTGGCCAGTCATTCGGAACTGCTCCTTATGGGCGGCAATCGTGCGGGAAAGTCTGAACTTTGCGCCAAGCGAGTCGTCCAATGCCTGACCGAAAACCCCGGAACGGTAATCTGGTGCTTGACCGAGACTTCGGCCAACTCCATCCAGTTCCAGCAAGCCCTCGTTTTCAAATACCTGAAGCCGGAGCATAAGCGTCTAGGCAGGACTCCGACCGGATACTTGACTTACTCGATTAAGAACGGCTTTACGGCGGCCAAGTTCGTACTCCCAAATAAGAGTGTCGCTATCTTTAGAAACTGGAGTCAGGACATCAGCACCATCGAGGGCGGGGAGATCGGCTGCCCGGAGCCTCCGGTCAAGGGTACTCACAATATAGGCTTTTGGGCGGACGAGCTAGTGCCTCTCCCTTGGGTCGAAACGCTTCGCTATCGCTGCGTGACACGTTCGCACAAGGAGGCTGACGGCGTAGTTCGCTCTGCGAAAGGGCTGATCAGCTTTACCGCCGTGGATGGCTGGAATCCAACCGTCAAGAGTCTGCTTACCGGAGCAAGGACTATCAAGTCTACGGAGGCCGACCTATTGCCGGGCGAGACTGTCCCGCTTGTGCAGCAGCCCCTTCGCAAGGCATCTTCCATCGTGTACTTTCACACGGCTGAAAATCCCTTCGGGGGCTGGGAGGCGATGAAGGCAACGCTGGACGGGGAGAAGCGGGAGGTTATTCTTTGCCGGGCATACGGAGTGCCGGTCAAAGCCTCGCGGGCAATCTTCCCGCTACTTTCGGACAAGAACTACATGGAGCCGGAAAAGATTCCCATCTTAGCGGACCCGGAGAGCAATCCGGCGACATGGGTATTGAGCATCGACCCGGCGGGGGCGAAGCCTTGGAGCATGATTCTTATAGGAATAGATGCCCACGGCGTGGCATGGGTAGTGAAGGAGTTTCCCGATTTCGGCAACTTCGGGGCATGGATCGACATGACCGGAGGGGACAAGCTTCGCGGGGGCGAGGCGAGCAAGCCGAACGGCTACGGCATTCTGGACTACTGCGAAATCATTCGGGAGATGGAGGGCGACAGGAAATGCCATCGAATCATCGACCCTCGCCTCGGGGCGGCCAGCTATCAGAAGGCCGAAGGCAGTAGTAACATCATCGACGACCTGCTGGACGAGAATTTGACGGCCTACCCGGCGGAGGCTTTGGACATTGAAACTGGTTTGCAGGCGATAAACAACCTGCTG